TTCTTGTAGACATGAATGCTCTATGTGCAGTTATATGTGCCATATGATCTTGTGTTGGAAAAGCTCTTAATGGTTTCATCATTAAAGCTTCCATATTTTCTGTTGCTGGGTCTTTTGGCATTGGTCTTTCTTGAGGTATTAACAATTGATCTATGTCTTGTGTCCCCAAAGCCTCATAAACTCTTCGATATGCCTCTCTTAAGTTGTGCATCATTGGATTTGACATAGCAATTTTTAAATTTTCGTTTGCTAATGTAACTCTTTGAGCCATACTCATAATATTTGGATCGGCAACTGGTATTACATCGACTCTATCGTCAAAATCTGACTGTTTAACTGCTTGATCTGCACCATAAACTGAATATGGGTAGATTGGTGGTAGATATGTTGCAAAAACTTTTGATAAAAGTCTAAATTCTCTTCTCATTGAGTAGTAACATCTCTTATGTATTGCACTCATGACCCTCGAACCTCGTTCCATCAACGAAACTGTGGTTCCAACAGCTCTATTTTGCATGTCATTACCAACATCCATGTTAGTAATCGCTGCAAATTTTTGTCCAGCGTCAACAACAAAACCCATAAGTTGGTATAATGTAGCTGAAGGCTCTTTAAATGGTAAAATTTGGAACTGATCTTTGATATTTCCACCTGGTGCATCTACATCTCTAAACTCTCCAGGTTGAAATGGTTGGTCATCATCACGAATTCTTATACCTCTAGACTTAAATCCAGCTGGTAAGTTTGATAATGTACCTGCATCGAGCAATTGTCTTAAAGATTGTGTAGCAGTTCTACTTAATCCACCAATCATGTGAGTTAAACCGAACCCATAAAACCCCAAACCTGGTAAAAATTTGAAATGTACAAAATATTCTTTACGTTTTTTTAATTGATCATTCATATCGTAGTTACGATATATGCTTAAAACTTGTCCTGAGCCTTCATCAATAGTAATGATGTACGGAACTTTTACTTGTTTCTCAGGATTCTGCATTTCAAACTCTTCTAAATTACAATCTACATGCATTTCTAAAATTGAAAAAGAATACTGTTTATCAGCTGAAGGTGTAATTCCCTCTAACTCTTGATATTTTTTTTCAATATCAGATGGACCCTTAGAAGTAGGTTTTAATTCAACGTCTCTATAAAAACCAGCTTCTTGTTTTTTTAAAATTTCATTTTCACCCATTTTAATTACATGAGTAATTCTTTCACAATCCATTAAATCTGTTGCATAATATGGAACTACTAAATCCTCTGCAGGAATAAATTTAGATACAGCTCTTTGCATCACTTCATCATAGTAAACTTTTTTAAATGCAGATCCTGCTAAAGCTAAGTAAAATAATAATTGATCAAATTCAGGAGTGTACTCTTCCATCTCTTCAGTAATCATGTAGTTCATAAAATCTTGCACACGTTGTGCTTGATTCATTTTTTGATTATCTTCCACACCAAGGACTCGAGTTTTCACTGGTCCTTGGGATGGAAGTAATTCTTTATAAGCTTGTGCTTGAAATTGTGTAACTGCCTCTGATAAAAGCGGATGCGTAACCGAAGCAGAACCTCTAAATGGTCTGGTCATCTCTCTTTGATTTAAACCAAGTAAATCCAAATTGTTGGTGTAAGAAGTTTCCCAATCTTTTCTTGAGACTCTATCTTTTTTGTAATCGTCAAGCAATCGATTTGACATTCTTTGAAGCACATCCTCAGACATGTCATTTGCTAAATTAGAATAAAAAGCTTCAGTTTCAGATACAGCTTCTTCAACAGTACTTTGTTCAGAATCATCTGATTCTAATTCAACATCCACCTCTTCTGTATCAGGAGTTTCTTTCTCCTCAACAATTGCTTTTTCAATTTCAGCCATTAGTAAAGTTTTGTAGGTTTCATACCACCCATAGCCATTCCACCGCCACGAGCTTTTACCATTTTTCCTTTATTCAATTGAGTTTTAGGACCTAGTATAACTTTATTTAAAAAATTTTTTACACCAGTTCCAGTTTGACCTCTTCTCTCTTTCATAGTTTTAGCATAGATTTCTTTATTTTTAAATCTTTCTAAACCTTTAGTAATTGTGCCATCACCACCAACGAAAATACTTTTCATATTTCTTGGACTTGGTAAATCAGATCTTTTAAGTTTTGTGATTCCATCTGTTACACCTAATAAAGGCCCCTTACCTGTAGGTGGCGTCTTCATTGCTTTTCTTGCTTTTTGAGCTGCTTCGTAAACACCAGATTTACCACCTTTGAATGGAGATTTAGATAACAAGCCTAATTTACTTGCTCCAGCTAATCCCACCATAGCAGCCAAAATTTTTTTTCTTCTTGATTTTTTTGACATGTCTTCTCCTTTTAATAATATACGTATTTACGTTCCTTATAACTTTTCATCTCATCCTCGTCAGAATAAGTTGTTATAAAAGAACCTTGTCGGTATCTTAACATAGCTTGTGTGGTACTGTCCACATAATCGTCATGTTCTCCATGAGGAAATGCTGCACATTCCTCAATAACCTCCTCTGCCCAATGTTCATCTCTAGGGAAATAAACTTGTCCAGATTCGAAAATAGGAGCACAAGCATTTACTCTTGAATGTTTATCTTGTCCTCTTCCTGGAGTGTAATCCATAACTGGTATACCCATTCTTCTAAATTCTTGTAATAAACTTTGTCCACTAGCTTTTGCTTCTATGATAACTGTTTCAGGTTGCCAATATTTGTACTGATCGAGAGCCACCATTTTCAATTCAGGAAAATCATATTTACCTTTTATTGCATCTATTAACATAATAGCATCAGGCCCAGACTCGTGAGGCGTGAATATTCCCCATGTAGTGATTGCACTATAATCGGCAGTTTCTTTTTTACTAAATGCAGTGTCATAAGATTGTATTACATGTTTTAAAGTAGGAATTTCCTTGGTCCACGGGACCCACCAATCTCTTTTTAAGATTGCTCCTTCTTCTGACGTAGGGTTTTGCATATATTGTGCTGACCAATTTCTAATCGATATAGACGCTTTAACTTTTTCTAATTCATCTAGTTCCCAATATTCAGGCCATACCGGTTGAACATTTTCATCCTCACCAATCAAAGCTGGAAAAGAAATTTTTTCCCACTTATCTGCTTTAGGTTCAGTTTCTGCTTTTATTAATCGACCAGTTAAATCATCTTGAGCCCATCTTGTCATTACGAGTACAATCGAGCCTCCAGGTTGTAAACGTTGTCTTGGTCCTGAAAGATACCAATCATAAGTTCTTTCCATTGCACTATCTGACAAAGAATCTTGTTCAGTATGTGGATCATCGATAATAAGTAAGTCCGCCCCTCGTCCTGTAATAGAACCGCCAACTCCCGCTGCAAAGTATTCCCCACCATGATTGGTCTCCCAACGTCCCTTAGCTTTACTATCTTCTCGTAGTTTAACATCTCCAAAGATTTGTTTATACTCTGGACTATCAATTAAATTTCTTACCTTTGCACCAAATCTCGCAGATAATTCTGCGTTGTGGGATACTTGCATTAATTTCATCTTAGGGTTTTTGCCAATCATCCAAGCTGGAAAATATATTGATGCGAATTCAGATTTAGTGTGTCTAGGAGGCATGTTTACTATTAGCCTTCCTTTTTTATGTTTTGCTATTTTTGTAAACTCATATGCAATGTGTTGATGATGTCCCCACTTATCTGGATCACTATCGGTTCTACAAATAAAATCAGGCCAAACATTCTTTACAAAATATAAGAAGTTATCTTGACATAGTTTAATATGTTGTAACCATACCTTTTCGAGCCTCTTTCGTAGCTGATCGGTGGTCATCAAATCTGTATTAGTCATATATATTTACTATACTCTTGGGTCCCCAAAAAAGAAACCCCCTATTCATCGGAAGACTGACTACATGTATCTGTGGTACAAAGTGTATGTAAATATAGTAAGAACCTGTTTTTTAACGGTAAAAAATTAAAAAAATAAATTTTTTGATTTTTGGATTTTGACTGGTACCTCTATTAATGGGAGCCGTGGCCACGGTAAACCGTGGCCACGTTTTAAGATTTTATTTTTTTGATTCTTCTATAACTTTTTTATCTATTTCATCAAATGCAAATTGTTCAACTGATAAAAGTGTTTTTTGTGGATCCATTGTATAAGTATGTACAATTTCTCGACCACTCTTCTCAATTTCCAATTGCCATAGATTGTCAGTTTTTAAAGGTCTACAATTAATAAAATACCCTTTATATGATAAACTAGGCATTTTATTTAACCTTCAAAACGTGGTTAGTTCTTAACTCATTAGAGACACCACTGACCATATACTTAGTATATAACTCAGGATGATCTTTTTTAAAACTAGTCACGTCAAATCTATTTGTATTTTTTGTGACTAATTGAACCGATCCAATATACAGACCCTTCTTGCCAGTTTTTTTAGGTTGTGTAAATTGAAAGTAATTATCATTCAATTCACAATGCTCAACTAATTCAGGTTTTAATAATTTTGTAACCTTACTATAGTTTTTTATTGTATCGGTAAATTGACTATAAACCAAAGCTTTATAATCAATCTTTTTATTGTTAACATCAGTTAACATTTGTTTAAGTGATTTCATAATTGACTCCTTTATTTAGTTTGTTTTTTATTTATCACTCCCACCAATTTATATATTTTTGAGATATTTGCAACAGTTAAAAAAAATAATTTAAATTATTTACAGCCCTAGGTTGTAGGGCTGTAAATTAGAATCATTCTAAAAAAGTAAAGCAATTATTAAAATAACTACTATTGGCAATGGGTAAAATATCACCACCCGCATCAGGAAGGCTAAAAATCGATCCATAGCTCAAGCTGCCTTTATAAATTTATTATTAATGTTACGGCCTAGGCCCTTGGCCACAAGTCCCACAATCACGCCCCGCGGATCTCGAAACCGTAAATCGTGTTTATCTCCATTGATCACCCTTCGACTCTTCCATCTTTTAGGCAGCTTGTCCCTAAAAACTACAGCCACATTATGGCCAGATCTGATAGCTGCATCGATATCTGAATCGTTACGGCCTGAATCACTAAAAGTAATATGATAATTTTTATGATCATGATCAAGATAATTTAATACCTTGGTATAATCATAAAATTGTACATCTTGATGAATCTCCATCAGAGTAGAACCTCCATCAACTTTCATACGATGCCACGCCAGATCACTGGTACCGTTCAATCTTACTGCAAATTTAAAACCCTGAGCTGCTGCTCTTTTTTTGAGCTGCTCAATCTCAGTACTTAGCTGCCATAAAAAAGCGTTCTTATTGGTCCAGAATAAATTTGTTTTATTTAATCTAGCTTTTTGAACTGAACCCATCTGGCCACGGCCTGACGTATTCAAACAAGCTGCAGCGCATTCAGGGGATGCTTTAGGACAGACGTTTTTACCACTTAAATCAAACGGGGCAAGATGGAGAATCGCAGTTTTAAAACCGAATTTCTCCCCCTTGGCCATTTTGGTTTGACTATAATAATTTAACAACATTAGTCTAATAACGTGTAGTATTCATCAGTAAAATATTTCTGAAAAAATTCACGCCCTTTATTAAATGATCGTTCTATTTCTGCTGCTAATGGTTGATGATTATTATTCAACAGAGCCTCACTGCCTTTAATTACATCGTAAACAGCAACGGCAAATTTTGGCAGCGTTGCTTTTTTACCTGTAAACGGATTTGCTACAGTCTCTAAATCATTAGCCTTCTTAGGATCAACGTATATATCGAAGGGGATCTTTATTTTTTTACCCTCGAAATTAACAATTGTATTTTTATTCATTTTTTTCTCCATGTTAGTTAATGAATCTCATTACCATGGGACGGCCACAGCTGTCAACTTTTATTTGCAGCTGAATCTGCTGCCAGGATTCCAGGACCAATAAAAAATAAAAAAATAATTTTAAAAAAATGTTAATATTAAGAAAAGCGAAAAATCCCATATAGATAGTTAATGGCACACGCACAATGTTAATATAAAGAAAACCGAAAAATCCCATATAGATAGTTACGCATACACGCATAATGTTAATAAAACAAAAAACTGACTATCCCATAGGGATAGTCAGTTAGTCATGCGTGGGACGTGGTTCATGCGTCAAGATTTTTTTAAAAATTTCTTCAAGCGTAAGTGATGAGTAGGCACGGATCAGGGCTCTCGGTTCACGGATCTGCCAAAGTTCAAAAGTTTTAGAGGTTCTCTGCGAGAGTGCCTCTCGCAAGATAAAAGATTGTCCACCATTTTTTAAATGAGTTAAATGCCAGTTGATTTGATACTTTGAAAGACCTAAATTCTTGACATCATTAGACTTGAGTTCAATCCAAATACTTTTCCCATTTATCAACCAATAAACGTCAGGAATTCCATTGATTGTATTACTTTCTATGCGAAATAATTGACCTTTTAAATTTAATTTTTTAATACGAAGCCAAAGATTTTTTTCTGATTTTGCCATTAACTTATTAAGTCAATAACATAAAAAAACCCCCAACTCCACTCTCGCATTGTTGGGGGTTTAACTAGTCAATTAAGAATAATATCTTTTAAGATAATTTGCAAGACTACGTTCTATTTTAAAAGAAAAAGCAATTTGAGTTTCAATAAATGCCT